CCCCAGTGATCTGCGATGTTGAAAACTTCAAAAAGACTTCTCTCTTGATTCAAGAAGTCTTGTGTGTTCTTATTCCACTGTGCCATAATTAGTCAGTCCAGGACAATCTTTCTGGTTGATATCTCTGCGCTTTTTTAACTTTAGTTGGAGCAGAACCAGGATAGATGTTTTGTACAATTGCTCCAGGATACTCTCCTTGAAGTTCTTCTACAAGTTCGTTTTTAGAAAGCATTTGACCTTCTATTTCAAGGCGATATAATCTACCTTCCCAGATTACGTCAGCAAAGAATGATTCTTGCGTTTGTTCTGGTTGTTGTGTAGCACCTACATTTAGGGTTCCGTTAAAATCACCATTGATGGTGATACTTTCAGATAAAAATTCTTGAAAACTTTTCATTAGTCAGCACTTCCAACGACGGCGGGCTTTGCAAATTGCTTTATCTGGGTCTTTTGAGCAATCGATGTTATGCATATCTTTTTGACCCTCAGAACGAGCACAGAATGATTTTCTGCGCTTAGCATCTTTACTGCCTGGTTTTGGATCTCCAGTTACAGCAGTCTTAAGTTTGGAACCTGGGTTCTCGCGACGATATGCTTTGACTGCTGCTGGACTCATACCATCAGTTTTATCTGACTTGTTGACTTTCTGCCAATCTTCCATTACTCGATCAAAGATTGGTCGTGAGTTGGCATTTCTAATCTCTTCGCTCGATGCTGTTGCATCAGAAACATTAACTTCTTTAACTCTTGAATTGTTTTTTCCTGGTCCTTCTGGGGGCCAGTTTGGTGACTGTTCTGCAAGTTCTGCTCTCCAGTTCGATACTTCGTGATGCGCTAACTGAAGTTTCTTCTCGCTATCTTTTTTCGCCAAAGGTAAATTGACTCCACCACCCATTCTCTGTAGTGCAGCACCTGCTGCACCTTTTTCGCCGCCAGTGCCCTTATCCATAAGATTTCTAATCTTATTCATCTTCTGGAGTTTTTTGTGGGCACCAGGATTAATATCCATGCTTGGGTTACCTTCTTGAACCTGAATGACAGGTTTAGATGGTTTTAGGGGTTCAGGTTTAATTAAGTCAATGAATTCTATAAACGAATTTCCATTCGCATCTTCAATAGAAACGGACTCTTTTTTCACGCAGCGATTGTAAGTTTTACCAAACAATTTCTGAGTTCCTTTCTTCTCATAACCTTTCCAACATTTTTTGGATCCCTCTTTTAGAGTTCCCTCTAAACACTGGCATGGATCGCAGTTGCAGATAGGGCAACTTTCTTCCATGTAACCAGCAGCAGCATCCGTGTTATGTTCGGTGTCTGTGATTTTTGCTTGAACCCAAGCAGGAATATTTTTCTCTTTCTTACCTAAAGCTTTTCTTAGTTTAGCGATGTTCTTCTCAGATTTTTTTAATTGAGATTGAGCCATTGAAACTTCGTGATCTTTTTCTTCGTTAGTGCTATTTCCCCAGTTAGCAGCACCAACTTTGCGACACTTTACTAGAGCTCCAGAAGCATAAGCACTTGGCCAAACTTTATAGCGCGATTTGACCTTGTGGTAGCAGGCATCTTTCTTTCCGCTGCCTTTGCCTGGTTTATCTTTTACTTCTTGAAGATCCATGTCGCCATCAGGAGTGTAATCAGTTTTAACGTATGTTGGTTTTGCAGCGCCTGACTTATCAGGTTGATTTGGATCCTTACGGCGCTTTCTTGCCTGAGCAGCAAGTCTTTCTTTTTTACTCATTGAAGCACGCTTTTCAGATGATACACACTTAGGAGTAGCGGTTTCCCCCTTCTCTCTAGCACATGCATCTCCATCTACAACATCAACCCAACCAGGTTTTCCATCTTTTGATTTGCTTTTGAACCACTTGCGTAGTCCTTCTTCGTCAAGTTTCTTTTTGCGTCCTTGACAATGAGCACGTTGCGAAAAACCTTTTGGGTTATCGCAATCGATTGACTTTTTGTACTTCTCAGACCAACCTTCATCTACACCATGTTCACTATCTTTCATCAATTCTCCGTCAGGCATTACATGATGCCCTTCAGGAATTTCCTTACACTTTTTATCAGTGTTACAATAGTAGTATCCCTTTTTACAGGAATTCATAGTTATGATTCTGGTGTATTATTATTTAGGAATCCTTGTTTTAGTAATTTAGATAATTCTGAGGTAGATCCTACAAATAATGCGTTATTAGTTACGTTATTTGTAGTTGACTTGGTTGTTTCGTCCTCAATGTCTTTTATCTTTTTCTGAAGTTCCATCAACTTATCTGTTGTATCAGCAACGTTTTTGATAAGTTGACCAGCAACTTCATATGATCTTGGACTGGCACCTTCTCCTGCCAATTCCATGATTCCATTAATTGCTTCCTGACCTTTTTCAATCAAAGAGTACAAATTTGCTCTAGTGTATTCATAGTCTTTTTTAATATCATCACCTGCAGGTTTGACAATCTCTGTCTTTTTGGCAGGTGGTTTTTGAATATTTGACTCGGTATTCAGAGCAAGATCTAGACTTTCAAATTCATCCGACATAACTTATCAATCAAAGGTCAGCGTCTTGGCCAATATTATAACTTCTACCATCTGTGAAGAATTCGAATCCTTCAGAGAATCCAAAGTCATCCTGAGGACCTAGTAATGCATCATCAACAGTGTTAATTACGCCATCATTATTCTTATCTTCTTTCGCTTTAGGAGTTACTGTATATCTCATCTCCCTCTTAGCGGTGATAGGATCAGTATTTGTATAAGTATCAACTTGTACCTTCCTGATGAGACCGTCAGAATTATCGCTGATCTTACCAAACAGATAAGTTTTGGCAGTAAATGAAAGAGTATAAATTAGTGCTCTTCTTGTAGTGAAATCTCCTTCATAATCGTCTACAAAAGAAACACTATTCAGTACAATAGGAGTATCTCTCTTCTCTCCAATAGAACTAACTAGATCAATAGTAACATTCAATGCTGGTTGAAAATAAGGTAAAATCTGCTCAACAATTTGTAGAGCATCGTCATTCAATTTACAATAAATGTTTAATTCAAAACCAATATTATAGGGAACAGGCATGAAAACCTTTCTGAGATTTTCTCCCTCTAATGCCTTGAAAGTCTGACTAACACCAGTCTTTCTAGATGGATCATACTGAAGAGATGTCATCTCAAATGACATTCTTGGTAGCGTAATTGCAACTGACTTATTCAACTCAGACTGTTGAGTCAATCTTGCTAGAAACTTCTGCCTGGGCGCATATGCCAAAGGAACTCTCATCTCATCGATGACGTTCTGATCATCTTTATCATAGTGTTTAATTAAAACGTTATTGAATAAAGTTCCAAAAGATATGATAGTTTTACGAATAATTTCGTGGTAATAATGGCTTCCTAGCATTAGTAATTTCCAAAGGGATTTTTCTCAGTAAAGTCTAAAATTTGATCAGCTTCAAATTCTATTTCATCATTCTGTTCATAATCATCAACATTTGCGACAGATGCAATCTTAGGTACATCTCTCTTGTTTATGTAGTAATCAACAACATATATAGCGGACGAAGAAGATCCAACAACTCGCTCCCCATCTAAGAAAGTGCCATTTTCGATGGAGATTTGTAGAATTCCTTCCTCCCCATCCCAACGCTTAACTCTTGCCGTTGCACCAGATGTCGAACCAGTAATAACTTCATTAAACCAGAATGTACCAATACCAGCAGCAATTGGAGCATCTCCAATAGTTACAACTGGAGGAGTTAAGTAACCCGATCCTGGATTAATTATTTTTACACTATCTATTCTATTATCAATTTCATTTAATACAACTTCTCCGATTGCTGTTGTAAATCCAGTAGCGAAATCTCTATCGGTCACGGTATTTGATATCGATACAATTGAAGGTTCTGTATAACCAACACCAGTCTTAGTTAGAGTTATTGAAATAACTGTTCCTGCAACACCAACACTTCCATAACCCTCTGGAGTTTGTCCTAATGGGGCAGATATGCTAACAGTTGGATTGGAAATGTATCCTATTCCTCTATCTGTTATTTCAACTTCGCTGAGTTTGCCATCTCCATTTATCTTGGATATTGCAGTAGCAGTAAATTGAGTTGCTACACCAGTCGGTGCTGAAAGAGTAACTCCTGGAGAAGTTAGATAACCATATCCAACATAAGTCAAGGTAATATCAGTTACGATTCCAGAACTTACACTTGCAATTCCAGTTGCAACAAAGTCTGATGGTGTTCCGATCGGAGGATCAATAACCGCAGATACAATTGAAGTTATAATACCAGATAATGTTGTCGATGAATTATCAATAGAAGTTACTACACCATTTGTTATTGAGCATCCAATACTGATTGAGTTTAGATTACCAATTGCATCGTTCTCAAAATCATCAAATAGTACTGTATTTGAATCTGCCGTTGGCATTGATGCTGGTGCAGTAGAAGATGCAGTTCCTGCATCAACTGTTCCGAAAATACCATCAACAATGATTCCGCTATTCAAATCATTTTGAATTACTGGAGGAGTTATATCTGCATTAGTAACAATATCAACTTCTCCACCACCAGCAGCAAAGAAAGTTCTTACTGGTAAACCGCCATCAACTTGTAGAGATAAACTTTGATCGAAGTTTGGAAGTATTTCTGTTTGAATATAAATCCAGTGCCATTGATCATCTCTGACATCTAATCCAGTAAAATCGTAAGTTAGATAATCTGTATTAACTCCCACCTTATCCGTACCTAAACCAATTTCAACATAACCATCGTCATTAATTCTGAGATCTACTTGAGTAGATTTGCTTCCATTGGATAACTTATTAAATTCAATGAACGTTGATAGACCAGGTAACGAACTTGGAATCTTAGCTGCAAGTTGAATGGCACCACTATATCCAATTGATGTGGTTGAAGCAGTTCCTAGATATGTAATATTTCTATTTGGATCTGCATTAACAATCTTCCATGCATTAGACCCATAGTAAGAATCTGCTATGTATGCTGGAGATAGAGATAAGAAATCAATAGTTAATGTTGGAGGTGCTAAGTAATATCTACCTCCACTTTGTAGTGTATATGAGAATGTAGATATACCACCAGAAGATAATAGTGTTGTATTTGCAGTAGCGGTTGATGCAATTCCTGCTGGATTATCAAACGTTACTGTTGGAGCAGTTAGATAGTATCTTCCAGAAGATGCAATCGAAACACTAGAGATTTGCTCTCCATAGAGAGATCCTCCAACTGCTGTTGCTGTAGCAGTTGCTGCTGCACCTGTTGGGGCACTAAACGTCAGTGTTGGAGCGACGCTATGTCCAATTCCAGCATTAGTAATTGTTAATGTTGATAGTTGATCATTTGCTGCAACAGCGGTTACCGAACCCGTTGCAAAACCAACTGGATTTGGAGAACTAAATGTAACTCCTATTGCTAGTTTTGGAGAATAGTTTGTTCCTCCTTCAGTAATTACTGCTCTATCAACGGCATTGTTTATAATGACAGTAGTTGCTGCTGCACCAGTAAAAGTAGGACCACTGAAAGTTATAGAAGGTACTTCAGTATATCCTTCTCCTCTGTTGATGATTAGACCTCTAGAAACACCTTTTCTATGCAATTCAATAGAGCAAGTAACTGCTGCTCCTACTCCACCTCCGCCACTAATTGTTACAATGGGAGTATGTCTATAACCATAACCAGCATCGGTCAGAATAATCTCTTTAAGAGATCTAACTCCTCCGATAGAAGTTGTAATTGCAACACCCTTTGCTGTTCTTCCGTATGATGGTGCATCATCAAACGTTACAGTTGGAGTTGATGTGTAATTGTAACCATCATTATTAATATAAATCTGTCTTACGTATCCAGTATTAATATCTGCACCAACTGCTGCAGTTTCACCATAACCAACCATCTTGAGTGTTATAATCTCGCCAACATTTTCAAGTGCTCTGTCAACCTCAGGAATGCCAACATCGATAACTTCATTTTCATATTCAAACAGTTCACAATTAAGTTCGTAAGTATAACCTCTTCCTAACTGATAGAATGGTTTTTCATGCTCCACAAACTTAACTTCAAAAAATCTTTCGCTGAGAGGAAAATAAATTATGTCTCCTTCTCTAGGTCTTAGTGCAACTTCAATTTCATATGGATCTTCGTCCTGAATGAATGCTCCAATATACTCTTCATACCTCTCTCTTGAAATAACAAGATTTATTTCATCTTTCAGTTGCATACCGAACTTACTAAGGATGTCTCCGCCCCCAGTATGCCCCTCATACGTGTTTAAATATGCCTCTATGATATATGCGTTATCGAACTTAGAAGACTGCACCTCTGCGAGGATTTCATCCCTGTTTACGATTTTTCTTGGAATGTATACGACCTCAATACCATACATTCTCAACTGTTCATTGATCAAGTCTTGAACTAGTCGCTGTTCCGAAGAGGATCCGTGGAGAAAGAATGGATTAAGTGCCATTATCCAATAAAGTCGTAGGGTGGTAATTCATGCTCTAGAGCCATGATCTGTTTTAATTCTTTTAATTCATTTTCGGCATCCTGGTAAATTTCTCTCCCATTCATCTCAATTCCACCAGGAAGTTTTACACCCCTAAATTTAATTAAATTTTGTCCCCATTGTCTCTTTATCAATGAAGTAAGATACTTCTTGATAAATGAATCATTATATACCTTTGCAAAATCTGCGGGATCCAATGCTCTATAGCAGTCAATAACCAAGAAATTTCCTGCAGTCTGCTGACCCCAGTCAATGTCAAGATACATTCTATTTTGTCTTTTATTAAATCTTATTTGCTTATCTGTTGTTAATAAGAAATCAATATCTTCCAAATAAGTTTTGGTCATTGCATATTGCATCAACTCAACCGAATTGAAGTAATATAAATCATTCAAAAATAGTTGATATTTAATACTGAACATTCCACCAGAGATAGTGCTGGTGTCAAACTTCCATACCTTTTCAATTCCAATTACAGAATCTGGAACTTGAATATAATTAGAATTTTCGTAGAAATTAAAAGTAGTCGAACCGTAACCAGGAATTGATGAAGTTCCAGTTGTGGTTACGATCCCAACCCCATTAGTATTTTTTGCTTTTCCTCTATCAATATCATCTTGAGTAATCTCATACTTGAGATACATTCTTTCAACGCCGTCAAAATGACGTTCGTTGTAATATTGAATGGCATCATCTACCAGATCATCGATTTGTTCATCATCAACATTAATTTCCAGCACAGGAGCGCCTAATCTTCTCAAGCAATAATCGATTAATTCCTGGCGTGTTGATGGTTTTGCCATTAAACCTCTCCCTCAGCTGGCTGAGTTGATACATTAGTCTCAGCACTATTTATTTTCTTTTTCCTTGCTACCTTAGGTTTTGGTTCTGGTGCGGCAACCAAACCAAAGTGTAATTCATCTTGTGTTCTTTCTTCTTCAAGGAGTCTTTGTTTCTCCTTTTCTTCCGCCAACCTATTCAGTTCTGCCGTTTTTAATTCGACAATAATAGACTTGTGTTTCTCTAATTCAGCAATCAGATCATTTATCTGCTTGTTAAGGACATCAATCTGATGATTTGATGCCCTTACTCTTGCTTCTAATGCTATTGTCTGACTAAGCAATTCAGAAGATTTCTGCTGGTAGGTTCCCAGCAGAATCTGATAATCAACTTCAGATGACATAATCTAAATCTTATCTAACTAGTAACCCTATTTATAGGATCAGAAGGCACCCCCGTCAACGGTAATATTCTCAAGGATTCTTGAGGTTCCGTTGTGTCTGATTACCTGAGACTGTCCAGCAGCATCATTGATCCAAAGTCCGCCGAATTCAACATCAGCATATGCGACTTCAGTCATGACATTTGCAGATTCGGTTACAGAAGATGCAATTGCAACTCTGTTTACCGACTCATCCCAATAAACTGCAGCAACCTTGGCAGATGTTGTGTAATAGTGCAACATCAGACCAATGTCATAGTTTTGATCTACAGTTGGAGGAACAAGATCCCCGCCGCTGTTTACTAGACCAAGTTCGATGACGGGATCTTCAACCTTCAGTGCCTCAGTATTGACGATTGTCTGAGTACCTAGAACTGTGATATCGCCTGTAACAGTAACACTACTTGCAAAACTTACGTTACCAGTAGTGTTAGAGATGGTCATGGCATCGCTGCCATCAGATGCTCTAATATTACCAATCTCAGCAATTGGTACAGTCAGTGTTGTGGAGTCTGCATTATATTTGATGTCTGGAGCAACATATGCAGTTTGTCCAGTACTAGTTGTCGATGCCTCAGAGAATATTAGGAATCTGTCAGCAGTATCAGCAACGCTACTAACATCAACCGTGTTTGATCTTGTAGAAGTTGAAATAGAACCAGTAATCGATCCAAAGATCGCTCCAGTTACGATAAGATCATCTTCAACTCTAACACTAGAAGATGCAGGACCTGCTCTTAGTACAAGATTTCCAGCTTCAGTACTAATAGTTTGATCATCAAGAGTACCAATACCGATATTACCAATAATTGCACCTTCTTGCCCTGCAGCAAGTCTAAGACCCGTATTGAAAGTTGCGATTCCAGTAATACTTGTCTGAGAATCGATATCAATAGTATTGGTAGCAGAATTGAATTTCAGATTACCTGCTGTTGACTCAATCTGAGTCGTGCTGTTAACACCAATGTTAACATTAGAAATTCTACCTGTACCTGCTACATCAAGGTTGCCTTCAATATCAGCAGCAGAAGTTACGGCTAGAGTTCCATCAACATTAACTCTAGAATCTGCAGCACTAAGGAATAAAGAACCTGAACTAGTATCAATGGTTCTATCAGATGTCATGCCAACTTTTACGTTAGCACCAGTTAGACCGCCAACCGCAGTAACAATACCAGAGAAACTACCATTCAACCACTGCTTACCTGCAGTATTATCGCCAATGTTATATGTCCCATCAATTTCTGGGAGAAGATCTCCTTGAATATCGGCATTAATTGTAATAATGTCAGTTTCCGCATTACCGAGACCAACATTACCATTAATATTTGTAGCACCTTGAAGTGTTGTTGTGCCACTTACACTTAGAGCAGCACCAACATATGCGTTTTGTGCAACAGATAAACCACCCTTAATGTCAACTGCACCTGTTCCTAAAGCAGTTGTATTTTCTGCACTTGAAAATGTTGTAACGCCTGCAATAGAAGCACCAGCGCCAACATAAAGATTTCTCGATAAACCAACACCACCACCAACAACTAAAGCACCTGTTGTTGGATCATCAGAATCTGTGGTGTCATCAACACTTAGAGCACCAACAAATGTACCAATACCACCTACTTTTAGGTTTCCTCCAATATTGGTTGCAAGTTCAACACCTAAACCGCCATTAAATACTGCAGAACCAGTATCTTTGTCAGATGAGTCTGTAGTATCAGCAACATAAATTGCAGACTGGAATGTCGATAATCCAGTAACATATAGACTGCTTAGGTTAACCTGGGTTAGGGCACTTGACCAGGAAAGATTTCCGTCAGCATCGGACTGTAGTAGTCCTCCAGCTACAGGAGTTGCTGGCAGAACGTAAGTGGTAACGCCAGATAATACGTTTGGAGTTTTGAGAGCGATCTTATTGGATCCGTCTCTATCAACCAGATTTAAATATGCAGACTCAATACCGTCTTCTCTTTGCCAATATCTTTGACTTCCGAAAAACTTGTTGCCTGCAATTGTATTATCTAAACCGATAAAGAAATCGTAGAAATCGGTTGAAAAACCTGGTTCACCTGCCTGTAAGGCTGGCAAACCAGCATACGCACCTCTTTTAAATTGAACTACAGCGGCTGCCATCTAATTGCCTCGCTTATTGAATACTCTTTTGTAGGTATTTATAAATTTTTACCAAGTACCCCCATCAAGACCAGGGTTAGCGGGTCTATTGGGGTCAGTATTTAAAGCATTAAGAAATTCAGTTGGAAGACCGCTATTACCTACAGGATTAACGGTAGAAGCAGCTGCGACAAGAACTTGATCGGGATCAACAAACTCATACTTATTAGTATTAGCATTATAAACCATTACAAACTTATCAGATTGACTAGTAATGTCTACGTCACTAATATCCGATAATCTACCACTAGATCCCGTAACAGAGTTAGACGCAACTACTTTAATAGTATTTGATTGTCCTAATCTGCCTCTGATTGATGCCATTAAGTTACTCCTTCTCGTACTAATACACTTCCTTCAATTGCTCTGGATTTATATCCTCCAGAACTAGTAATGACTATATCGTAAACTTGTCTACCAGCTTTTAACGCTGATGTTTGCGTTGAGTTAAGTGCTAGACTTATCGTTCCATTTGAAGCATTTTCAACAGTTGCAGTAAATGTTGCAAATCCAACAGATGCAGCATGTTTTCTGATCTTTGCTTCGATTGTAAAACCAGACAAATCAAAATCAGTATCTCCAATGGAATTAGACAAATTAAATGTCTGATAGAAGTCAGCTCCCTGATTAATTGTCAGATTAGCTACGTATACTGCCATTTCTCTATAATGAAGTTTTCTTTATGTAATTATTTAGATTTCAACCGTTTTGTTTAGTCAAATCAAGAAGTAATTTTTTAATCTCGGCAAGTTCATTTTTAACGTCATCTAACTCTTGCCTTTCTTTTTCTCTGCGTTTTTTCTCTGACATATATCGAGAATAACCCGCAGAATCTTTATTTACAATAGCACCAGAACCCGCATCTCTGTACAGGTTCTGATTATCTTCAACTCTAATTAGATCCATATTATGCTAGTGCGATTGCTCTTAGATCTTTAAATGTTGGAGACTTAGCTTCATTTGTTCCGCTAGCAACAATCTTTATTTGATATCCAGAGAATTGCTCAAGATCGTCAATACTGAATTGGTACTCTCTAAACTCTTCATTTGCACTAGCAACAACGAATGCATCCGCTCTTCCGCTATTCTTGGAAGAATCTATTACATCATCTCCAAATCCATCGCCATTAGTGTCATTCAAGTTATCATATCCAGGGAACAGTACATATGACTGCTCAATTTCACTTGAATCTGACTTGAATAGTCTATAAAGAACTCTGAAGTCTGCAGAGGCATCTCTATTCGCTGCAATAAACACTTTGAGAGAAGATGCTGGTTGAGCAAGATTTACTCTATTGGAAATGTATACAAATGCATGGGGATCATCATTTACATTATTAGATCTAGAATCATTTACATAATCTGAGATTGGATTGTTCAAGCGATGTCTTCCAAATCCAGCAAATGCAGTTTGAGTATCAATAGTTGGAGACAAATTAGAATCAGTACTTTCCATAGAAATTCCGATCGTGAATGAACGGTTTCTTGGTAAAGTTGTCAACCTTGTCGTCTCATTCAACTTAGAACAGACCAGTCTAGTAGAATTAAGATCATTTTCTGCATTTAACAGAACTGGTTCAAATCCCTGATCAATGAATGATGGTTCAGCACCGCCTGCACTTGTTCCGCTGACGGATCTCATAGTTGCAGAAACTTTAGATCCTTGACCTGGGGTAATGATATTGAATTGAGGTTGAACAACATCATATTGAATGTTTCTTGATGCAAAGATATTTGCACCTCCAACTTGAGATTCCTGTCTGAAACTTAATTGTGCTTCTCCAGTCCCTCTAGATCCTCTATCAAATTCTAGGTGATATGAATCAATTTCTCTCAGATTACTGAGAGATGGTGTTGATGACATATTATGTTGCTTATTGATTCTAGTCAGAGAAACTTCGCCAATTTCATACTTATAAACCTGACTTCCGCTCGCGTGCTTCTGAATTGCAGATCCATCAACACCACGAGTGGCAATGCCCAACTGACCGCTAGCAATACTATCGTAGTAAATAATTTCATTATTAACTTTCAAGTATCCTGCAGCAGTAGTGATTCCTTCAAATCTTGAGAAACTAGTTGTATCCGCAAGAGCAATGACAGAATCGCTTAGATCTAGATCAACTGATAATTGAGTTGGAATAGTATCAGGGTCAACACCTTTAATAGAAACAATATTGTTGTCTGCTGTCATTCCATGATTGTAATGAGTTACTTCAAATACATTACCAGCAAACTCTCCACCTACAGGACTGGAACTGGTAATTGAGGTGTCTGCTAGAGCAGGACCAGCAGTACTACCAGTATAAATTTGAAGTAAACCACCAGCGGTTATTTCTTCACCCTGAACATTTGTCAAATACAAGGTATCGATACCATCAATATCTCTAATTGATAATTGTGCTCCGCTACCCTTTCCTCCTACCTGAGAAGTAGTAATACCAACCACATCTCCTGCTGCCCAACCATTTCCTGTGGAAAGACCTACAGTATTGAGGACAATCTGAGTTACTCCGCCAGCGTCATTAAATTGAACAGTTTCTGCAACTAGGTTTGATCCTCGTCCAACGATAGGATATAGAGTTACATTAGGATATGTTCCAGTCGAATAACCTGCACCAGCAATTGCGGTAGTAATTCCAGTAAAGAAAACTGCTCCACCGACTCTTTCAATGTATCCATTTGCTAGAGAATTGTTTGCCTTAACTCTCGTTCCGATAGTAAGTTGATCAGCAACATCAGATAAAGTAACGGTAGTAATTCCAACATCAAGTTTTCTAGGCAGAATCTTGATAGCATCTGGTGTTAGAGCAGGAACGTTTTCATCAACAACATCTAAATTGGGGTTGTAGAAGAATGCACTTCCTTTTTGAGAAGTGAAGTTTGCTTTGTAAAGCTTAAACTTCATATCTTCAAACTGACTTGCAGTCCAAATAGTACCGTTTTGAGACTTGAATAGACTTCCTCCGATATACTGTTTGGTTACCATTACTGCTTCAGCATCTGGTAAGTTCTGTCCATTTACAGTTTTCTCGCCCATCTGGGCAATCCATAGTTCATAGTTATTTGTCGTTGGAGCAAGAACGACAATTGAATACTCTTTGTTTGCTTCAAGATAAATTGGGGATGGGAACTTGACATTCGTTGCTACTGAGGCGTCTGTAGAGGTTGTAATGTCACTTGGATATAAGATCGCTCTCGCATAATCTTGTACCAACTGATCAGTTGGAGTTCCTAGTTCTACAGTTCTAATTTCAACGTAGCACTTCTCATTAGGATCCTTATTCGCAAAGAATAGGTCTACCGATGTTAGGAATGCTCCAGTTTCATCAACAGTAAATGACTGTGCTAGAGGATCTTTTCCTCCACCTCTTCTTGGTGGTGGGGGTGGTGGTGTTCTTACAACAACCGTATCTTGTCTGAATGTTTGTACAATACCTGTCGAGTTGTACGTAGTTTCTCCAGAACTGATTAACTTACTTCCAGGAAGAGGTTCTGCATTAATATCGCTAGATGTCAATCTGAAGATTCTTTCTCCAGTTTTAATTCTTACACTTGGAGGTGGTGTTGTTAGTGGATTTCTGATAAAGAACGTTCCAATAATATCACCGAATGGATCGGCGATTAGACGAGAATCATTGACGGTTGCATTAGCACCGCTACTTCTGCCAACCAAATTAACTCCAGCAACAACGTAACCGTTATACTTGCCGATAGCAGCTGCTGCTAATGATGGAATATCAACGTTTACAACTGTTGCAGATGCAGAATATGAAGTACTAAATGTCTCTGCTTTGTTATAAGGATTTGCGTTGTAAGTTAAAGTTGGCGCATTATATGGACCATCTTTATGATCTGGTCTTGCTGTTCTGAAAGTAATAACTCTATCTGGACCAATGAAACCATCAACATCCTCTCCAACATCAAATGTTCCAGAGTTCATTGTGATTTCAATCAGTTTAGGAACTAAATCAATTCCTCCAATACTATCCATGAATGGATAATGTCTAGCAAGAGGTCTCAAACCACCTGCTTGGAACTGAATGTTCCTTGAACGCATAAAGGTTTCTGGTCTTCTATCGATCAGAACATTGTCAATAAAGGATCCATTCCATCCTCCAGTAATTCTTCTTATTCCACCTGGAACAAATACATTTCTTACCCAGTTATCAGATGCTGGTGTTAGTTCAATTGCACCAATAAATTCAATCATGTTGAATGGGTTGACATTCTCAACTCTAGAAGCTAGAGGTTGTTCAATCCATCCTTTTTGCTCATACTTAAGGGTAATTAGATCTCCAGTTTTTTGTGTATTTGAATCCAGTAGAGGAAGATCTGCAGATAAATCTGCAGATTCCATATTTACTGATGAATCAAATGCTGGTTGTAATTCTAAAGAATAGACATCAAATAGTGCCTGTAATTCTTTTCTATTTGATTCAACAGATACTTTTGTATCTGCGTTTGCTAGATCAATTCTTCTATTATCTGCAAAATCATCGACAAAGAATCCAGATTTAAATCTATCAAGTCCTTGAGCATCCTGAACTTGTAGAGATTGTGTGCTTAATTCTAGAGAACTCAAAGAAGTGAAAGTTTCTAGATTCTCAATTCTATCTTCGAGACCTCCAATGTCTCTCATAGTATATCTTCTATTATCAATCAGAGTGATTTCTGCATCATCTACATCAAATAGATATGGGGGAAGTGTGATTCTAGCAATAGTCATTGAATCTTCAATGACAGTAGGTTCTTTTGGTCTAACTGCAGATGTTCCTTGGATCAATGAAAGATTTCCTTCCTTATCAAGAACAATCTTGTCAATTCTTCCTAGGTAATGATCATAACCAAGTAAAGTGCTCTCATTTGGAGCAACTACTGCAGTTGTGTTTACACTAGAAGATCCAAAAGAACGAGACGAGAAGTCAAATGGGGATCTAGTTGCCGTAGCAGCATTGAAATCAGCAACTCTTGGTCTGAAATCAAGTACATCAGATGCTCTTACGCCATTCCTCAGTACTGGAATATCAGTCTTATATCTTTCTGCAGAATAAGAATTTACAGTGTAGAAATCTCCAGAGTCATTTGAAGGAACAACATATCTGTTAAAGATGATTAGTAGTTTTCTGGATGGAGATACTGACTGCTTACGTCTTACAATTCTTGAATAGTCATAGTATTGTTCTCTTTGACCAGCATCCAAATCATAACGATCGGTAATATTCAAATAATTTCCAAGAACAATAGATTGTAGATTGGACTCAATCAGAGACTCTTCAAATTTGACTGTTTCTCCAACAATAAACTTATTAGCATTTAGGTATACAAATCCAACATCAGTAGTAGAAGGTCTGGTTACAATTTGACCAACTGCCTTGCTAGTTTGACCAATTACTCTTTCACCGACAATTGCATTTACGTCTAAACCTAGACCACTTACAAATTGTAAGGTATCTAGAGTTGGAGTATCAGTTCCCAGAGATTCATATACTGCAACTACATTAACAACATCTGGAGTGTTTAGAGAAATCTCTCTATCTTCTACTCTCAGACCATAATAGAAACTAGAAGAAAGACCAGTAATGCTTGTGCTTACTCCACTAGCAGTAGAACTTACAATTACTTGAACACTTCTATCAAAGTCTTTCTGCTTACTTTGTACTGCCTGTCTCTTGATAGTAGTATTAACAGTTGCACTACCAATACCCGACTTAGCAAGTCCAGTAAAGTTAATTGTAGTGCTGTTATCAGCAAATTCAACTTGACTTGAATCTAATGGTTCAAGTGTACCATCGCTATATGCGATTGAATATCTGTCAGAATCAAAAGGTTCGAAGAATGCACTAGTAAATCCAATTGTAGTAGTATTGAGACTTAGTGTTCCTGTAGCACTAATTGTTCTATCTCTTACTTGATGCGAAATAGTCAAATTAGAATCATCTAATTTGACGGATGCTACATTTGGATTTGATAGTTTAGCATACAAGTATGAATTTTCTTCATTGAAGATCTTTGGTTCCATGACAGAGAACGTAGTTTCTGTCGATGCTTCAGCGGGAAGACCTCCATCACATACCCCAAATACCGTTGGTAATGCTTCTAATGTTAGAGTCAATAAGTCGCTAGAGACAGAAGCAACTCTGTTAAATGTTGCTGCAGTTAAACCAATACCATTTCTTTGGAACTTGATAATTGAATTTGTAGAAATACCGCTAAAAGTCTTACCAGCACAAGTTACAATACCTGTTGGACTAACAGTAATTTTATCGGTAATTTCAAATCCCGTTGGCGTTCTCTCAAAGAGTGCAGTATCTGCAGAGAAGTCAGTAGAAATACCTCCAATAGCAGATCTCTCCTGCCATATTGACTTCACATCTTTTATACTCTTTGCTTCAATATCAATAATAGTTCTTCTATATTCTGTAGATTCATTGATTGAGATTTGCTCTCCAACAATAAACTGACCAGATGTTTGAGTTAGTTGAATTCCTGTAGTTCCTGATCCACTTGGTGCTGTAACCAAATATCCAGTTGCACCACTACTCAATCCCTTAATGTAACTGGATTGCGGCATATAACCAGGAAATACCAACTCATTTAAGACAAGTTTAGTATATGTCTGAACGTCAAACAAATACAAGTCAAACTGAGAGTCGGTATTATCATAGGCATTATCTGCTAATGCAAAAGAATATACTCTAGCTTCTCCGATGGTTTCTCCTGCACCTGCTAATTCGGAAGCAGTTGTCCCCTTTCTATATGATTGTAATTTTACAACATTATTGGTGTTGTTAATACCAACAAAAGGAGTACCCTGAACATTATTAACCTTTATAAGATTACCCATTTCAAATGGGATAGATGCTGAAGTAACTTCTGTAGTATCTCTTGGTTTATCGGCATCTAAAACTTGAGAACCTGGGAATTCAATATCAAATCCCCTGACATATGCCTTTCCTGGAGATACTCTAGCACAATAAAGGTCTTCACTTGGATCATTATTTTGTTCCGTCTTTTGAGTTTCTACAAAGAAACCGCCGTTTGATAACTTATTATCTAAAGACTCTCCCAGATCTACTCCAAATTCGCTTACGGCATAGTCTCCAGACTCTTCAAAAGTTCTTTTTGCAAAATAGTCTTTAATAATTGAATAAGTTGACTTATTCTGGAGTTTCTTAAGTTCTCCATTGTCAACTCTGACAAGCTCTACGAAACTCTTATCGTCGTAATCTGTCAGTTCTTTTTTAGATAAAGATACACTAATTTTTAGTCTGTCTGCGCCAGGTGCAGCATAATTAGAAAAACCCCTAGCATTATCATATAGACTATCATCATCTCCAGCAGATACCAATTCTTCGCTGATATTAAAACCAACTCGGTATGATGGATTGTTCGTATATGGGTCTAGAACAATCGTATCGGTTTTTACGTCTACAAATGTACCACGGATAAAATAAACGCCGCTAGAGACGTGTACAGCTGCTGCTGTAGAGGTTGCATTCGTATCAACGGTTGATGCAAATGTATCCCCGATCTGAATAGTAGTATTTCCGTAGGTTACGGTGTCTTCAGTAATCAGGGTTTCTCCACTACTAAATGGATTAAATGTAAATGAATTATCTGAATTTAAGTACTTTACATATAAAGTTGGTTCTTCTACTCCCAGCGTTGGGGGGAAGATAACTTTTTGAACAGTCGCAGTTACACCAGACTGTGCTCCAGAAATCTTTTTGCCGACAAAACTATTCAAATATAAATCAACATCAAGTCCAAAATGAGTCGGATTGACCTTTACTGCTTCGTAGAATCTGTCATAAGTAATTCCTCCTGGAATTACCATAGACCCTTCTTTGAAGATATGACTACCAAAAGATTCAATCTGATTCTGAAGAATCGACTGAAGAGTTGTTAGTTCTCTTGCCTGTACAGGGAATCCTGGTTTGAACAGAACTCGATAAAAATTGTCATCTTTATCGAAGTCATCATAGTAAGGATTGATATTTAAATTAGTTTTCTGTGGCATCTTAGAATTCCAGGATAATCTTTACGTCTTCTTTCTGTCTGGCGTTCCTTTCGACAACAGGTCTATTATCCAGATAGATAACGTCTCCCGACAACTTATTTATTTCCGATACGGCAAGACCTTTTGTGAACTCAACGCCTAGATTAATATTCTTATTTCCCGTTGGATTTGTAGTAATTCCAGTATATCCAGAATCTACAGATCCAGAGAATCCGTCTGCAGTAGTAATAGCAGAACCATCAAATGCAAAGGCATATCTTTGACCTTCGCTACTTACTCCAACATAATCTCTTTGATCATACTCGGAAGGATGGTAGTTAAGTGTTCTATCTTGGAAATATTTAATGACTTTGGTTTCCGAATCATATGATGCAACATATCCCTCAGCAGTAACACTAACACCAGCACCAGTAGTTACACTTTGAGTAATTTTTTTACCAACGGTAAGATATTCTTCTCCGCTGATAGTTCCATCTAATTTCAATTTAATTGCTGAAGTAGCACTAAATTGATTTCCATCAAAGATAGCGGTAGAATTAACTCTTAGTGGATTTTTAATTACTCCAATTTGTGCAAATGAAGTATTGGTTGGGAAGTCTTTATTAGAGTCATCAAATCTTGCATAGAGTAGAACTCTATCAGTTCCCAATTCCTTATAAATGTTGTTTCCATGTCCCTTTCCAGGAGGAATGATTGGAATCAACTTTGCTGGGTTTGGAATACTTCCTGATGGTTGTAGAGGACCTAGATCAACCATTGCATAAGTATAATTTTTTCCGCCAGAAGAAACTACAGCATCAGTAATTTTTCCATTACTATCTACAGTAACAACACACTTTGCTCCAGTTCCATCTCCAACAATATCAACTTCTCCTCCAGAGTAGCTCAATCCTGGATCTTCAATATAAACCTTTTTAATCTGATTCTCATTTACACTGGAATCTCCATTCTCTCTTACTGCCTGAATTTGAGAATCTGTCGAGGTATCCCAATCATTAGGAACTGAGATGAACTCAGTTGAATCAAATTTAATAATATCGCTAGGTGCTACAGTGAACAAATATTTCCAAATATAACCATCTCCGCTTTCTCCCGCTTTAGATGGTTCAAGATCTGTAAACAGTGGTTCATCTTGAGATGCAGTTCCAGTAGTATTAATACCGCTAGTTCCATTGCTGATGCAAATGTAAACTCTGTAGTCAGAATTCATTACATAATAATTTGCATCATACAGTCTTGTAGATGAAGTTACTGGAGATTGATTATCTACGCTATAATCATGTCGATACATTTCATAGCGAGTTCCTCTAGTCCAGTCTACTCTTCTTATCAGTCTCCTACAGTTAGCAGAAGAAACTTTTTTACCGAAAAGAGTAGTATCTACGGTATGAGAAACATAATCAAAATTGTCAGTTGGGGAAGGGACATTGGAATCCCAATTAGTTACCCTTCCATATCCAACTGCCGCAGCAGGATTTGGCAATCCTACGGTGATGTAGTAAGAGTTGTTGGCGTTCTCAACAGACTCAACAAAATTATTCGCATTTAATATTCTGAATTGATCAGTTATAATTGCCGACATTTTTTAGCAGTTTTCTTTCTATTTATAGTTTAATCTGGGAGGATCTTTCTAATCGATCCATTGTCTCTCAATCCATATCCTCTTCTTTGAAGAATTGGGTACGTTGATAGACCAGAAACTGTTCTTCCAGTTACACCAATTGAGATAGGATTGGAACTATCTCTAGTTATATTGGAAAGTCTACCCCATGAGAAATATCCATTTGGATTGTAAACGGAAGTTCCAAGAGTTTCGATTCCAGCAGTAACAGTGTCTGATGCAATGTTGCAGACAATCTCATTAATAACAGGAACAGAATCAATTCTATAAACATTATTCAGATATTCTGTGCCAATTCCAATGATGTCATCATCATGAGTAAAGATTGAAGTAACTCCGCTACCAACATTTGTTCCAGTAACAAGAATGTAATATCCTGCCTGAAGATCTGTGGTATTATCTGTGTAGAACTTGAGTGCCAAGTCTGTTCCAATACCTGTAACTGGCTTGATACCCGTAATGATACCCGTATTACCCTGAACAACAGAAATTGATGTTAGCAATTCGTGGTCATTCTTAGGTTGCTCTGCAATTACCTGAGGAGCAACTGCTACATTTTGGGAATTAGTATATCCAAGACCAGGATTTGTAATTGATACTGATGAGACTGAACCGTTTGTAATGGTTGCAGTTGCTGTTGCGGTAGTTCCAATACCAACACCAATAAACTTAGGAGCAGAGAATGCAAGATTTATTGATGATATGGTTGAAGCGTATCCAGAACCAGCATTTGTAATGGTTACTCCAGAAACTGTACCAGTTGAAGTTACTGATGCAGTAAATGCCGCAGGAACGACACTTATATCGTCAGTTAAGAATGCATCGACAGATGGAGTTACAACACTAGACTCATTTTCTTCATAATTGAAGAACTGTGCATTATCGACATATACAACAGTATCAGAATCGCTAACATCAGCAATAATTTTGGCGGTAGGATAAACCATACCTTCAAGAGAATCTCTAGACTTATAAATGTAATCTCCATTTACGAATAGATCTCTCTTCTGCTTAGTCCAATCCAAACTTCTGAAGTTAACGTCATCAATACCAACATCCGAATAGACGTTAGTCTGCAGTCTCTGAGCACTTGGAATTGAGTAAACAATTCTCTTTTTCCTCTGATCGACGGATGTTGTAATTCCTGGGAATCTGCTGAGGAAAACAGAATCTCCTGGTTTGATTGTTTCGTTGATGTCTAAGTTGATTGCGTCAACATTTCTAGTTCCTTGATAGAAGAAGATTGAGATGTTATCTTCTGGTTTTGGAGGAGTAATGAACTGAATTGCAGAACCTCCATCAAACTGATATGCAGATTTTGGTTCCTGAAGAACTCCATTGATGAATACCAATAGAACAGAATCCATATCAATAAGTGCAGAATCCTGATCTAGAGGATCTTTCTCAAAACTTACAAGTTCTGCATTATAGTACATTGGGAATACAGATCTTGTTCCATTTTGAAGAACTTTGATTGGATCTATGAAGTCGAGTTGACCAAACTGCCAGGAGGAGAATGTGTCGTAGTAAACATCAGTTACTTCCAACTCAAACTCTTCAACTGGGGAGGTTAGTCCAAGAGCAGTAACTAGACCGATTGGTTTGAACTTATCTCCAGGTTCGAATGCATAACCTTGTCTATCAATGCTGAATCTGGCGACTTCATATAGGGACGCAGGAGCAATAGTTCTGCTGCCAGGAATTGTGCTAAGTCCAATAGCATTTGTTACAATACCTACGAAAGATGTAATTGCAGATTGTACATCTGCACAAGAACTTGGACTTGTGTTGAATCCCGTTACAGGATCTGCAGTAATACTGAAATCAAACACTTGATCTTCAGATGTGTAACCAGATCTTGCAATAGCAACGTTGTTAATAATATTATTTGCTAGATATCCGACCTCATTGAATACATAAATCGATTCATCTTCTTCTCCAGCAACGTGTGCTCCGCTGATGTACAACGTTG